CACCAACCCGAACGACCGCAACAAGCGCAAGTCGTTCATCGTCTGGCACTTCTGCGGCTACATGAAGGCCGAGAGCCTGTCGTTCCTGATGGAGCATGGCAACCAGGGCAAGCCCCAGACACCGGGCACGGCCATGGTGTACGTCACCGGCACCATGATCAATGATGTCGTAGTCAAGGCGACATTCAACCCGCTGGAGAAGTCGGGCGAGTTCCCGTACCACGCCATGCCGTGGCGCCGCCGCCCGGGCAGTTGGGCGGGTGTGGGTGTTGCCGAACAGGTCAGCGTGGCCCAGCGCATTGCCAACGGGGGCGAACGCGCGATGCTGAACAACGCCGGCAAGTCGGCGGGCTCCATCATCGTCATGAAAGAAGGCGCCGTGGTGGCGGCTGACAAGTCGCCTGTCATCACGCCAGACAAGTTGTACTACCTGGTGGACGACGGCTCCGGGGCATCCGATGTGCGCAACGTGTTTGGGATTCACATGATCCCCAACGTCACGCCGCAGATGCTCACCATCATCGAGCACGCCTTCAAGCTGGCCGAGGAATCGACCAGCATTCCGCTGATCACGCAGGGGCAGAGCGGGACCACGACGCCGGAAACCTTTGGCGCCGCGCAACTGCAGAACAACAACGCCAACCAATTGCTGCGCTCCATCGGCTACAACCTGGACGACTTCATCACGGAACCCGTAGTGCGGCAGTCCTACGAGTTTCTGTTGCTGGACCCCGAAGTGCCGGACGACGAAAAGGGCGACTGGGAGATTGACGCCCATGGGTCTTCCGCCCTGGTGGAGCGGGCCATTCTGGACCAGACGCTGGCACAACTGACTGCCTTGGTGGTCAACCCGGCCTATGGCGTGAACCCCAAGAAGTGGTTTGCCGAGCTGCTGAAGTCCAAGCACATGGACCCCAAGGACGTGCAATTCACCGAGGAAGAAATCGCCAAGGCCCAGCAGACGCCGCCGCCCCCGCCGCCGCAAGTGGCTGTTGCGCAGATCAACGCACAGAAGGATCTGCAGATTGCCCAGATGCGAGAGCAGGGCGCCATGGCACGGGACGCAACAGACACCGACCGCGACCGTGTGTACGTGCAGGCCGAAACCGACCGCACGGCCAAGGAGCACGAAGCCCGCATGAGCGAACTGGCCCTGAAGCGTGAACTGGCGCTGCTGGACTACGCCAACAAGAACCAGATGAAGCTGGAAGACGTGAAGGCCAAGCTGGCAGACACGACGATCAAGGCCAACCTGCAGCGCGAACTGGCGCAGATGAGCAACGCCAGCCAAGTCATGGAGCCACCCACAGAACCCCCAGGCCGCGCGCCTGACGGACAGGCTTACCAGAAATGAGCGACCAACTGCCCGTGCTGCTGACGCCGGCCGACCGCATTTCACCGACGTGGCAGAAGCTGAATCAGCACTTGACCAAGCGGCTGGAGGCTCTGCGACTGCAGAACGACGCCGACAACACGCCGGAGCAGACGGCAAAGATTCGGGGCCAGATCCAGGAAGTCAAGTTCCTGTTGAAGCTGGCCCAACGAGACGGGAAACCGCTCGAATAGTTCCCCGCCGCCCGCCAGCAATGGCGCACGGCACAAGCTGCAGCCACGCCGAAGGGCGCCGCTGTGATGTGACGACGCCGCAGTCATGCGGCTTTTCTTTTTTGGACGACCATGGACGAGGAAAACACCGCAGTTGAGACAGCAGGAGAAACCGAAGTCAGCGGCTTTGCAGCCGGTTTTGCAGATGACGTGACGCCGCCACCGGCCGAAACGCCTGCCGAACCCCCAGCAGAAGCGCCGGCACCGGCAGAACCGCCCGCTGCTCCCAAGTACGCACAGATCACCGAAGACGAGTACAAGGCCCTGGTGGAGCGCGCAGCCCAGATCGACGAGATCAAGGCTGACACCACCAAAAAGCTGGACACCGCTTTCGGGAAACTGGGCGACCTCAACCGCGTAATCGCCGGCCTGCAACAGAACACGCCCACGGGGCAAGCCATCGAAGTCTCGGAACAGGACTTTTCGGAACTGCTTGAGCAGTACCCGGAAATGACTGCGCTGCAGATCCAAGGTTTGAACCGGGTGCTGTCGAAGTTCAAAGGCACTGGCGGGATTCCATCCGAACAGGTCGGCGCATTGGTTGACCAGCGCGTCAAGGAAACCATCGGCGACGTGTCGCAGATCGTGGAGGCAACCGTTTCCGAGCGGCTGCTGAAAAAGGAGTTTGGAGACTGGCGCTCCATCGTGGGCGCCCCGGACGACTCGAAGAACGAGTTTCGCCAGTGGCTGAAAAGCCAGCCGGCGCAACGGCAGTCCGAGTTGAACACGACCTATGACTCCGACGTGATCAGCAGCGCCATCCGTGACTTCCAGGCGGCCAAGAAAAAGGCCGACGAAATCCAAGAACGAAAGAGCCGCCTTGCAGCGGCAGTAACGCCTCGCAGTGCGCCAGGCAACGCCAGTCCGATCGACGACGATGAATCCGCAGGGTTCAAAGCCGGATGGACGGACGGGTGATCAAACCAACCCCCAGCAAATAGGCCGCCGAGAGCGGCTTTTTTTGCGCCTGAAATAGAAGGAAACAGGCCATGTCTGTCAATAGCTACCTCAATACCCCTTGGCGAATCGGCAAGTTCAAGGGCAACATCCTGAAGCGCGCGGTGCCGGGCGAAGTTCTGCAGCGCGAGGGCCGTCAGGTCCAGATGCCCAAGAACAACAGCAACACCTACGTTGCCCGTCGCTTCCTGCCCTATGGCGCGACCTCGACCGACGCCAACACCATCAACCGGTTCTTCCAGAACGGCACTGGCGACCGCACTCTGACCATGATTGCGGCCAACCAGACCTCGGAAGGTGTCACCGGCACGCCGGACGCCATCACGCCGCAGGACACCACGGTGGTGATCCAGCAGTATTCCTGCCTGTACGGCTTCACCGACCAGACTTATGACCTGGGTGAAGACGACATTGCCAAGGAATCTGCCTCCATCGTTGGCGAGCGCGTCACCTTGGTGAACGAGCAGATCGTGTACGGCGCCCTGAACGCCACCACCAACGTGTGGTACGGCGGCACCGGCACCAGCCGCGCGACCGTGAACGGTGCTGTCACGCTGAACCTGCTGCGCAAAGTGGCCCAGAACCTGATGGCCAACCACGGCTCAATGGTGAACACGTCGCTCAAGGCCGGCCCGGACTTCGGCACCAGCGCGGTCAGCGCCGGCTTCTCGGTGTACGCCCACACCGACCTGGAGCCGGACATCCGCGACCTGCCGGGCTTCATCCCGGTGGAGAAGTACGCCAGCCGCAAGCCCCTGAGCGACTACGAAATCGGCTCCGTCGAACGGTTCCGCTTCGTGCTGTCGCCGGATCTGCCGTCCATCCAGGACGCAGGCGCCGCAGTGGGTGCGACCGGTCTGTACTCGACCAGTGGCAGCAACATCGACGTGTACCGCATGGTCGTGCTGGCCAAGGACGCATTCAGCCAGATCGCAGTCCGCGGCGAGTCGGCCGTAGACCCGACCATGCTGATGCCCGGCCAGAAGGACAAGAGCGACCCGCAGGGCCAGCGTGGCTACGCGGGTGCCAAGTGGTACAAGGCCGTGATGCTGGAGAACCAGGGCTGGATGGCCTCGGTGAACGTGGGCCGCAAGGCGCTGTGATGACGTGGCTGGGGAGCAATCCCCGGCCGTAACAAGGAGTACATCACATGCTGAACACCATCACCCAATGGGTCAACACGCTGGTCAACGGTTCGGACAAACTGGCTCTGCTGCCGCCCCTCAAGGCGATTGGCGACCGGTATTCCTCGCAAACGCTCAGTTCCGCAGGTCTTGCCATCAAGACCGGTGGCAGTGCGATTGTGAAGTCCGGCTCCGCTTTCTACGCGCTGGCCAATGGCATCCTGGTCACCAAGACGGCCAACACCGAGCAGGCGGCGCTTTCGGGCACCGTCACGAACGCCAAGTTCAATGTCTTCTGCTTCTACGTGGATTCGGCGGGCACGCTGACCTCTGCGATGGGCACGGAAGGCGCGACTCTGGCGGCTGTGGTTTTCCCTCCGGTCCCGGAGAAGAAGGCGCAGATCGGCTTCGTGGTCATCAACCCGACCGGCACCGGCAACTTTGTGGGCGGCACCACGCCCCTGGACGACGCAACGGTGGTTCCGACCGCCGCCTACGTCAACACGATCGGGCCGTTTGACCCGACCGTCATCCCCTAACCTTTTTTGCTCAAGGAGCACCAAAATGGACCAACTTCAACAAGTCCCCCTGACTCTGGCGACGACTGCTGGCGGTTTTACCGGCACCAGTTCGTTCGGTGGCAACACCACCTACGCCACCACCGCCACCATCAACTTCTGCATCAAGGGCGTGTTTGCCACTCCCAAGACCGCAGTGACTGGAGGCACGACGCCCACGACTGACGGCGCAACAGGCAGTGCCATCACCTTGACCGCCAACTATGGCACGGTCGTGGTGTGGGGCATGAACAGCGCCGGCACCGTGAGCGTGTACCAAGGCGAAACCGAAGCCCTGGACGCTGCGGGCAACTTCACGATTGCCCCTCAATTCCCGATTGTCCCGGACACCATCTGCCCGTTTGCGTACCAGGTCATCAAGGCCGGTTCGACGACCTCCGGCACTTGGACGTTCGGCTCCAGCAACTGGAACGCCACCGGTCTGTCGCATACCGCGAAAGACCTCTGCACGATGCCGCCGCGCCCGGTGACTTCGTGACCGTCGAGGGCGCAAGCCCTCATTCCCCAAGAGGCCCGGCTAACCCCCGGGCCTTTTTTCTTTCACAGGAGAACCCATGACAGACGCCATCAACGCCCCCATTCGCCGCCGCCGCACCATGGATGTCAGCAACGACCAGATCGCACAGCCGCCCAGCATTGACCTGGGGCTGGAGCAAGAGCCCAACCGCGGCGACGACATTCAGGTACTGGAGGCCAAGCACCTGGAGCGTGAGTACGCCGACCGTCTGGCCATGGACAACGACCCGATCACCATCCTGATCCAGCCCAGTTCCACCGAAAACCCCGAGCTGACTGTGCCCGTGTGGGTGCAGGGCGAAGGCGCCGAAGTGTTTGTAAACGGCAAGTGGATGAAACTGGGCTTCCTGCCGATTGGCGGCGAAGTCATCACCAAGCGCAAGTACGTCGAGGCCCTTGGCCGAGCGCGCCCCGTGAACTGCCGCACCGAAGTGGTTGGTGGCATTCAGGGCTTTGGCGAACTGCCGCGCAACGAACTGCGCCGCAATTCCAGGCTGATCAACCAGTTCACCGTGGTCGAAGACCGCAACCCTAAGGGCCGCGAATGGCTGCAGCGGCTGATGGCCGAGCGTTGACAGGACCGCGACCATGACCTTCTTGCAGCTTGTGCAGCGCCTGTCGCAATACTGCGGCATTCCCGGCACCGGCCCATCCACCACGGTGGGGCAGACCGGCGAGGCCGGCCGTCTGGTGAACTGGACGAACGACGCATGGCGCGACATCCAGACCGCACATCAGGACTGGGACTGGATGCGTACCACGGCGACGTGGCCGACGACACAAGCGCAGTACGCCTACACGCCGACGCAGGCCGGGATTACCTCGGGCACCTTCGGTATGTGGGCACCGTACACCTTCAGGTGCTACGAAACCGCGTCCGGCACCAACTCTGAAATGTTCCTGGACTGGCTGCCCTACGACGTGTGGCGCAACACCTACCTGTTCGGCGCGCTGCGCCAGTCGTATGCCCGCCCGACGCAGATGGCCATTGCCCCGGACAAGTCCGTGGTGCTCGGGCCGATCCCGTTGAGCGGCTTTTCCATCACCGGGGACTACTTTACGGCGCCGCTGGATATGTCGGCCGACGCCGATGTACCCGCTTTGCCCACGCAGTACCAGATGGCCATTGTGTACCGGGCCATGATGTTCTACGGCACCTACGAGGCGGCCCAAGAGGTCTATGCCAACGGTGAACGCGAGTTTGCCAAGCTGATGGCCCGGATCAATGCCGACCGGCTGCCCCAGGTCATGCTGACTGGAGCCCTTGCATGATCCCCATGCCGCCCGTCAAGTACGAGCGCATGACCCTTGCCGGTGGCATGGACCAGATCACGCCGACGCTTTCCTTGCCTCCGGGTGTGGTTCGGGATGCCCTGAACTTTGAATGCCTGGAAATGGGCGGCTACGGCCGGATCGGCGGCTATGAGCGGTACAGCGGCAAACCGTCACCCAGCGATGCCGTCTATACGACGCTGTGGATCACGACTTTCACCAACACGCCGGCAGTCGGCGCCACGATCACCAACGGCACGGCCACTGGCGTGATCATCGCGGTGGGCGTCAACTATGTCGCCATCACCAAGCAGGTCGGAGCCTTTGCCGTGGGCGACAGCCTGACGGTTGGCGGGACTCCGATCGGAACCACAGTCGCCCCAACCACTGCGCTGTCATCGGCCATCAACGCCCAATTGGTGAACCTGGCGGCCAATTCCTACCGGTCTGACATTGCCAAGCCCACAGGCAGCGGCGAGATCCGGGGCGTGTTCGTCTATTCGGATGTCGTGTACTGCCTGCGGGACAACGCTGGCGCCACGGCGATGAACTTGTGGAAAGCCACCGGTTCCGGCTGGACTCAGGTGACGCTGTTCAACGAGGTCAGTTTCACGGCCGGCGCTGTAGCCACGCCTGCAGACGGCGCTACCCTGACACAAGGCGGGGTGATTGCTACGGTCAAGCGAGTGGTCACGCAGTCCGGCGCCTGGACGGGCACGGCGGCCGGCCGGTTCATCATCACCAACCCCAGCGGTGGGAACTTTGCCGCGGGCGCGGCCACCCTGAGCGGTGGCGCGACGGTGACACTCAGCGGAGTCCAGACGGCCATCACGTTGACCAACGGCGGCCGGTGCGAGTTCTTCCAGGCCAACTTCTTCGGGCAGGCCAGCGGCACGCGCATGTACTGCGCCGATGGCGTCAACCGCATGTGGGAGTTTGACGGGACCACCCTGGTGCCCATTGTCACTGGGCTGACGACCGACAAGCCCCTGCACATTTCTGCATTCAAGAACCACTTGTTCTTCAGCTACCAGAGTTCGACTTTCTTTTCGGCCATCGGCAACCCGTACAACTACACTGCGCTGGCTGGAGCCGGCGAACTGGCGTGTGGCGATACCGTCACGGGGTTCGTGATCCAGCCTGGCAGTCAGGCCAGCGGCGCCATGACCATCTTCTGCCGGAACACGACTTTCATGCTGTACGGCAGCAGCTTGGCAGACTGGAACCTGGTCATCTACAACCCGGGCACCGGCTCACTGGACTACACCCAGCAGAACCTGGCCAACACGTTCTTTATGGACGACCGGGGTGTTTTTAGCTTGGCGGCCACGCTGAACTTCGGCAACTTCCAGCAGGCCAGCCTGACCAACCAGATCAGGCCGTTCATGGCGGAACACATCACCAGTGCGGCGGCCTCGCTGCTGGCGCGCGACAAGAGCCAGTACCGGCTGTTCTTCAGAGACAACTACGGGGTCTACATCACCGTGGTGAACGGGAAGTTCATGGGCTGCATGCCGGTGTACTTCACCACCAGCGTGACGTGTACCTATGAATGCACGCTGTCCACTGGTGAACTGGTCAAGTTTTTCGGCGGTGCGGACGGCTACGTGTACCAGATGGACGTGGGCACATCGTTTGACGGCACGGCCATTGATGCCTACCTGACGTTCAACTGGGACTCGGTGGGCAATTCCCGCATGCTCAAGCGGTATCGCAAGGCATCCGTGGAGCTGTCCGGCCCGAGTTATGCCAGCGTGAACTTCGGGTACTCGCTGGCCTATGGCAGTCAGGAAGTCATCCAGCCGACTTTCACCAACTACCCGGCGCCATTTTCCTCGACCTACTGGGATTCCTTCACCTGGGATGCCTTTGTCTGGGACGGCCGCACGCTTCTTCCCACGGAATGCGAAATGGCCGGCACGGGTGAGAACGTCCAGATCACGGTGTCGTCCAGCAGCACGGACTACGCGCCGTTTGCTGTGAACAGCATCATCTTCCACTACTCGATCCGCAGAGGATTGCGATGAC